TTCTTAAATAATAGATATAATTAACTTATCTTCCAATGAAAGGGGTTATATTTATTATGAAACATTTGTATATGATGTTAAAATTGGCTTGTTTCCTAGACTTTTTACCCCCTGTTACTGATTTGTTACTAGTTAAGTACCTACATAGTGGCGCATCATATAATTTTTAGCGCTCATTCTAACACTTATTTAACGCTCACTTATGATTCTAATTTTATGGCTTAATAAGCCATTTTTTTATTTTTTTGATAAGTTCTAACACTTAAAATGAGCGTTAGAAAAGAATATCATTAATTATTATATATAATTTATATATTTTATCAATATAACACTTTGCATATACGTCCGTATATGGTATAATATATATGTTAGGAAAGGAGGTGATAGAAATGAGCAAAAAGAAAAAAGCTAGAAATCAAAAAATCTGTTTAGCCGACAAGATAATGATTTTCCTAGCTTTGATTCAAATAGTGCTAACTATCATTAGTATAGTACTATAATTAAGGAGTGGGCTTCGGCCCTTCCTTAATTCCATTATATATCTAAATGTAAAGGAGTCAATGTTTATGACAGAAAAAGGAAAAATGATTGTTATCGTATTACTTTCAATTAACATCATTCTCACACTAATATCAATACTAATCAAATAAAGGAGTTGTTATCATGGGTGATAAATATAAGGCACAAAAAAAATATGCAAAAGCCAATATTAAAAAACTCAGTTGTTCATATCCTAGCGAATTTGTAGAAGAATTTAGAGATGCTTGCAATAAATTAGGAATCAAACAATCTGAAGTTATAAGAAAAACAATGGAAGCAGTTATTGAGAAAGCAAAAAAAGACCAGAGCAAATAGCCCTGGTCTTTTCTCATGAATATAAATTGGTGTGTAGTCGAGATTTAGTCGAAATTAAGTCGAGTTTAGTCAACATCTTTATGAATAAACTCATAATAAAACTTAAATTAGACTTTTTTTAAGTATCTTTTAGCAACCCAACCACTAGGAATCTTTGCCCAATCTCCATCGAATTGTGAAACAGTGACACGAGTACCGTAATTAATACATCCGTCCTTATCGTAATCGTGAGCCTTGGCGTTCTTAGTCAATTCTTCATATGTCTTTCTTCTATGGTTAGTTCCTGGTCCGGTTCTAACACTTAAATCACTAGCGGTAATCATATAAGTACCTAAAGCACTAGATGCATTATTCTGTGGTTTAGGTGTAGGAGTTTCAACGTGTTCATTAACACTCTTATTTAAGATACCCTCTACAATTGCCTTTGCGCACTGATCAGCATTCCATTTCACTTTATCTGTTGCATTATCAACAAAGCAGCACTCAATTAGAAGTGCTGGAGAATTAGTCTTTCTCAACACATATAACTTTGTAGATGTTTTAACGCCTCTGTTTCTAATGCCTAAAGTTTTAGAAATGTTCTTGGCAATTCTTTCAGCTTCATCTTTTGCTTTTGAGTTATCGTTATAAACATATACTTCTGTACCTGTTCCACCTCCAGCGTTGAGGTGGATTGATACATCTAAGTCAACCTTATGATCATTACACTTATTTACGATTGCTTTTAAGTTTGAATTCTGGTCTTTTCCGTTGTCATCTGTACAGTCATAGACTGTATGTCCGTTTGCACGTAATAATTCAATTACTTTGTTTTTTACCGCTCTGTCTTCATTGACTTCATCTAATAATCCACTTGCTCCTCTGCATTTAAGAGAATGACCACCGTGTACATTAATAATCATACTTTATACCTTCTTTCTTATAATTCAATTCCTTCAATCTCTGCTCTGATCTTTAGAATGCGAATATAATTTCCTAAATACTTTTTCTGCTCTTTTAAGAGTTCTAATGAGCATTTAGGAATGAATGTCAAAGTACGAGCCTCATACTTGACGGTCATATCATCTAACTTGTCATATCTGATTTTAGCCTGCCAGTACTCTGCTTTGAATCTATCTTTATATTCAGCACTGTTCATTAGTTCGATTGTGTCCTGTAATTCCATTTATTAATCCTCCTCAAAGTATGCACCAATTTCATAATCTGACGCACACATATATTCAATTCTGCATCCTCTTGCTTTGTTCCATCCTTTTAAAAAGTAAGCAATATCAGCAGTTGATAATAATTCAATAGATTTTCCAAGGTACCATAATGGAGTACCTTCTCCATCGATAAAACTATCAATTATTTCAGCATCATCACCATAGAGATTTTTGATTTTTTTTATAGCCTTTTCTCTGTTGTATCTGATTTCTTCTTCAGAGAAACCTTTCATAGGCTGTGAGATGAATATTTTCATATCTCATACCTCACACTTGATACATGTGTTTTCCTTTTTCTCATACGCATCAAGATACATTTCCTGTTTATCTCCGTTGTAAGTAGCCTCAAAATACATGCCATCTGCCAGTGTAGTTGATAAGAGTGCCTTGTTATTCTGAAGTGTCTTGCATACCCACACAACATAAACATCAAAATCCTGTGGATCTTCTAGATGTTCTTCTGTATATCTTCTTACTTCTTCAACTGCAATCTTTAAAAATTCGTCATTACCCATTGTTATTCTCCTTGTTAATAGCCTGTTCTGCTACTTCTAGACCTTTTGTTAAAACGGATGGTACGTTATCACCAGCCTCAACGAAGTTTTCAATAATACTTCTTAATTCGTTGATGATAAGAGAGGCTAAAGTAAACCAACCTACGTATGTAGTGATAGTCAAGTCAACATTGATAGTCTGTCCGATTTCAATGAAGATTGCAGATGCAAGAAATGCTACTAGTACCATAAGCCAGTACCCTAACTTCTTCCATACACCACGCACTCCTTTAGCGGAATTTTCTTTGCCTGTTAATCTAGACTTTCTAATTCCTGTGATGTAGTCGATGATGTTTAGGATTAAAAATCCTACAAATAAAAACCAATGTGTACCTAATGCAGCAGTCAATACTGCTACAATAGTGCCTCCGATTGCGTTAATCGCATCCATATATTTCAATGATGTATCATAAAATTTCATTCTTTCTTTTCTCCTTTTTAAGCGTATGAGTAAATAAATGTGCCACACACATATGCTGTTGATACTGTTCCGTGCATCGCCGTCAATGTCCAATGATTCGCTGTGATATCATTTGTGACAGGGTAAAACCTCAATGTTAAATCGGAACTCTGTGTCTGAACTGGAATGAACACATTTTTCTTAGGTGACTTATCTATCGGAAATCCTTCCCATATATACCCCATGGTATTATTTCCGATTGTCGCATTTACCGAACCATCCCAGTTCAATTCGCAGAGTTTCAATCCGTCGTTATATCGGTATTTCAGTTTAATACCGCATCCATTAGTTCCACAAGAGATCCAACCACTCCACTCAAAAGTCGGAATCACTCTATGCTGTACCTTCTTGTCAGTTAATACAGGAACCCAGGTATCTTTAGTATTCTCTGTGTCTAAATCAAGTGTATATCCATTGATAGTCGGTGCCTCAAGAGGCATATCCACCTTTAACTTGCCACTTTCAGCCTTGCAACCAACTCCAATCCCTCTGCCGTCAGCAGAGAAATCAAGCAACTTAAATGAAGGAGCAATAGCAGCATAAGATGCAACACCATCTGTAGTGAAGTAATCCTTCACAAGTACTCTGAACGAGTAGGCATTATCCGTATTGAACTTGCCAGCAGACGATATATATACCTTGTTCTCGCCACTGTATGAATCTGTATAAGTTGCGAGGGTTGTCCATACCTCGCCGTTTTTATACTGGATCATGACAGTCTTATCATTCTTATTGTTAACAGGTGCAACTGAAAATGAATAAGTAATCTTAACTGCCGTACCTTCATCGTCAGCTTTGTTAGTCGATACATTCCAACGTTGTGCAGTTACATTCTTGACAGTTGGCGAATGCCACTCTGTTACACTGATATTCTTGGAAAGTGATGCCTTCTGCCCTCTCGAATCCGTAACTGTCGATTTAAGAACTACTGTACCAGAAGATTTGAGAGGCTGAGTTGTAAAGTAACTGTTAGGACCAGGGATAAGCTGTCCATCAATCTCGTTTTGGTAGTACGTGATTGTAGCGCCGTTCTTCGCCGTAGCAGATACATTACACTTGACCTTCGATACACCCTGTATAATCGTCGAAGCACCGAATCTGCTTGCAATGGCAGTATCTTCATTTGTGTATGTGATTCCTGTTACAGTTGGCTCATAGCCCGATGGCAGTACTAAATCCAATCGGCAGTAGTTAGTACCGATGTACTTTCCGGCACGATTGTATGTATCTACCTTGAATGTCATATATGAATATGACGTGTTAGTCATCTTGCTGATCAGTGAAGTTGGAACTGTCCACTTGAACTCATCATTCCACTGATTATCAGCAATCTGTACATTGGCATCATAATAGCTGTACGAGATTACATGTCCGAAATCAGATGATGCTCTAGGTGTCTTGATTGTTACACTGTTACCAAAATATACAGATGTTGGAGAACAGTATGGCTTAGTCGCTCTCGGAATAACATCGCAGTCGATACCACCTGAGGCAGATACACTGCCAACATAATTACCGGATAATGTAACTTTAAGTTCCTGTGAGAATGAGAAATCAAAATGTTTCCCACCATTGCTATCGTGTGGAATCTTGATGTTTGTAACTGTCGCAAGTGTTTTTGTTCCACTACCTCCGATAGTCACTCCACCAGACCATAATAGTACGCCATTAGCCCACATAGAGCCGTATTTAGTAGCGCTTGAGTTAATATTCCACTTATAGTATTTAGTTAGTGTAGCAGTCCATAAATCATAGTTTCCGTCAACATTGACACCTGTTCGTGTCATTGTCATTGTGACATTACCATTGCCACCGCCGAAAGACGCACTGCATGATGCGCTTGTCGCCATCAGTCACCACCTACTTTCTTAAATGTTAATGATCCATCGCTGTTAACAATGAATCCGAAGTTTCCGATTCTTAATGAACTAGAAACCTCAATATTTGAGTTGTACATTCTGTTGTTTGCAAAATATGCCACTTCATCATTATTCTGAAGAATAGAGTATTTACTGTTTGTCTGTTTTGTCTTGAATTCAGAATCCTGTTTACCTATCTCGATTCCTTCTGCGTTGAATCTAATATAGGTGTTAAGCTGAGTCTGATTGTTTGAAACCTTGTCAGAAAGGGATGTAAAGTCTTCTTTCTTTACAAACCCCATCTGAATGCTTTCTGTTGTCTGCTGAATAGTAGATACAGTAGAAGCAAGGTTTTTACCATCAGAGGCACTGTAATAATTCTCTGATACAGTCTGTAAAATGGATGTCTTAGTCTGTTCTATGGATGAAGAAGCATCCTTGGTTGCCTGCTGCAGCTGACTGTTCATGTTGTTTATTCTGTTGTCGTAATCGTCAATGATTGACTTTAGGTCATTTGCAAGCACTGGGGTGGTCGTTGTATATGTTCCATCATCCCATAATATCTTCGATCTTACCCAGTAGTAGTGCTTGTCAATGTAGTCATCGGGAACGCTTTTCCACCCGCTACTGCTTGCGTCGGGCATTTTCGTTGCAGAATCTGATAGATAATACTCCGGAGTGATTGAGCGAATTCCCTGCCCGTCCTCGCCATCATTAACTCTCACGAGGGTCATGCTAGCCGATGCCTTAACCATATAATTAACCTTCTAGCTGAGCGCTGAATGTTGCCTTGTTTGTAATATCACCTGCACCGATTGTATATGTTGCCCCTGTTGCAACAGAAGTAGTTCCACCATCCTTGTACCACTTGATGGTTCCTAATGCAGATAACGCAGAGCCAGTTACTTCAACCCCACCCTTATAGACATGAGCAGTTAAAGTTGTAGCAATAGCAGTGTTCTTGAAGATTGTTCCACCGCTTGAAGTGATTGCCATTGTGATAGCGTCTAAGCCATCCTTTCCGTTTGTGCCGTTTGTACCTTTGTAGGAAACTGAATATGATTCAGTAGACTTACCATCAGAATAATTAACAACAGTCTTTGTCCATAAATACTGGCCGTTTGGTACACTTGGCACTGTAGTACTCCATGTTCCTGTCGGAGTAGTAGTACCACTTGTGCTGACCTGGTAAGTAACGGAAGTTGAAGTAATGGTAACACTAGTACCGTTCGAACCATTTGAGCCGTTTGTACCTTTATAAGAGACTGAATAGGCTTCTGTTGATTTGCCATCAGAATACTTGACTACTGTCTTAGTCCAAAGGAACTGACCATTAGGTACGTTTGGAACAGTAGCACTCCATTCTCCTGTCGGCTTAGTAGTTCCACTTGCACCAACCTGGTAAGTTACAGAAGTCGAACTTACAGTAACACTTGTACCATTCTGCCCAGTCGCTCCCTTAAATGCGATTGAAAAACTGAATGTCTTGTTGATTGTGATATCACCGTCAACGACGATAGGGATAGTAATAGTACCACTCTTAGTTAATGCAGATGTTGCAGTGATTGTGATTGTTGGCATTGGTGCTTTTCCATCAGATACCGCTGAGATTCCTGTAGGGCATGTAATAGTTCCTACAGTACATGGAACCTGTTCACTACCACATAATGCCATCACCTGTGTAGTAGTTGTCTGTGTACCGTTTACAGAAGTAGTAGTACCTAAAAATGTATAGTTGTCATTAGTTAATACAACCGAATAACCATCGGTTAAGTCGATAACGTCAATCTGATTGACCGCTTTAATTGCCATAATTTTCCTCCTAAATGTTTAATTCGCAGTTGAATACTGCCTTGAATTTAATGTCTTTTGCTGAAATAGTGAACATGAACCCATTATCATTCAGTCTTGTATCATCTAATGGGATCTTGCTGAATTCTGTCTCTCCATGCCTTTTAATGAACCACTGCAGATATGCATTATCTCCAAATGTTTCTCTCAATTTCGAAGAGTTATCAATCACAACTCCACCCACATAGATATTCACTGTGAATATAGTTGCCACATCACTGTTCTTGAATGTCGTGCCATTTGATGATTCGATACATAATAAAATAGAATCCTCGCCCTTCGCTCCTGTGATACATACAGGAGTGCTGTACGTGACTGTATTGTTGATTGTAGTGGCAGTTCTCTGCCATATATAGATTCCAGGGCGCCAAGTCGGTGAAGTCTCTGACCATCCTGTTTCTGGTGGTGTAGCTCCATCTGTTGAACTAGCATACTCGCAAACAAATTTCTTAACAGAGCCCTGTGCCTGTTTGATTGCTTCTCCAGCCTTTTCTTCAACTTCTGAAACCCTTAGTGATATCTTCTCATTGGACAGGCTTAATTGCGCCATCTTGTCATTGATGCCTTCCTGTTCCTTAGCAATAATATCTAGTTTCAATGATTCCTGGTCCTGTTTGACCTGCAGCTTTCTGATTCGTGTAGTATTAGATACACGATTTACTGTCTTTTCTTCATTCTTTGTTGTCACACTGCCGTCAACTGTAGACATAGAGAACTGTCCACCCTTGTAATTAACAGTTAGATCCGATACAAAGAAAGTGAATTCATTACTGTTATAATTGACAAGAGCACCAGGAAGAAGGTTATCAACCGATATCATTGTGACGTTCTTCACTTGGTTGAAAGTCAAACCCTTAAGTCTGTCGTAGATGCTGTCTATGATGCTCTGTTCATCTGCATATAGATTTGCTGAATCAATAAATAGCGTATTTCCTGTTTCGTCGCCTTTAGAAAGAGGATTGAGACCATTTTCAGCATATACTCTTGTGAGTGTATACACCTCATTCTTCTCATAATCTGTTAAATCCTGTGTAGCAGCAAAGGCAGTCTTTTCAATTGGTACAAACCTAATAGAATCAATTCCCTCTGCATAGACATTTGCTGCAAACAGTTCAGCAATCCAGCCTAAATAACTTCTTATCACAATCGTGTTATCGTACCATGATACGCTCTTATCAAGAACGTACTGCGGTATTCCTTCACGAATAATAGAAAGACCAGTCAGACTTTCAATCTCGTCTAGCTGGTCTTTTATAGTGACAGGATAAGACAGTTTAGTATCGTATGCTGTATCAAGAGAATAGTTGTTGTCATACATCTTGAGAGTGAGTTCCTTGGTGTACTTCTCCGGCTGATCATACACCTTGGGGCTAGTATAAATTTAGTGCCAGTCAAATAGAGAAAATATCTAAAAAAAAGAATTGAAAAACATTCGAAAGA